TTAGTTTCTGTTGTTTCTTCAACGTCTTCAGTATCTTCTGTAGCGTTATTTTCTTCGACAACTTCTTCAACCTTTTCTTCTTTAACTACTTGTTTTTCTTCTTTTTCTTCGTTTTGCAAGCCATCTTCTTTAACTTCTTCTTTTTTAACTTCGGCAACAAGTGCTTCTACTTTAGAAGCAGGAGTTTCGATTACGTCTGTCATAATACCAGAACGTTTAGCTTCCTCTGCAACACGTTCTTTAGCTTCTTCTGGATTAACGAAGCCAGAGGAAACGATATCATAGTTAGTAGATTTAACGAGCTTACGAATAAGTGGAGAATATGTACCTTGTTCTGCAGGAAGGATACCATATACTAATACTAAACGACCCATGCGAACGGACTTACGAATATTAGTTAAGTCCATCTTTTCATGGATGAAACCGTAAGGCTCTTTGCGAGACAAACGCATACGAGACAAGCGATCCCAATAGCCAGTTTCTCCAGAGGCTAATTTTACAATAGCAATTACTTCATGTTGTTGTTTCATATAATATATATTCCTTTATTTAAATAAAAAAGGAGGAGCTCCGAAAGCTCCTCCAGTTAATTACTATTATTCAGTTACACGAACAACAGTAGGACGTGGGTAGGATGGCATTGCGGAAATATTTTTAGCAACTGCGATACCTTTACCGTTATCCATGATGCCGATACCATAGCGTTCTTTAGCTTTGATAATACGAACATCGATTTCAGGATTAGTCCATTTTTCAACGGACAAGTCTTCACGTTGTACGATCGCACCAATGTTGTTGCGGTCAATTACATACATGTCGAATGTTTTGTTTGCTTTATCGAATTTAACGCGTGGGGAAAGAATTACGTTAATTGGCATTGGCAAGTTGAAACGAGCTTGGGATTCATTCAATACGAATTGTTGAGGACCCATGTTGTTAGACAAACCAGCGAAACCACCAGTACCTTGAGTTGTACCGAATGGGTTAACATTCATAGCGCCCATAGCACCGAATGTTAAGCCTTGGCCTACCATTGCGTTACGAGCGAACACCAACCAGCAAAGTGGATGCATGATAACGTCTGTTGGAGTTTTGTCGTTAGCCATCAAAGCTAAGCACATAGACATGAAGTCTTCAACGGACAATGTATTGTTTGGCAAGGAATCTTCGCCAAGACCTGTTGTAGCAGCGTCTGGGTTTTGAGCAGCCAATGCATTATCGAATACGATATGGCCATGTTCGGAGAATTCACGAGCACACCATTCATCTTTATAACGAGCCATAGCGCCACCAATACGGGAAAGGTTAGCTTCCATGATGTCCCAATAGGAGTCCATGATAACTTCTTCGGAAAGAGTTACTTTAAGACCGATTTTTTTAGGACGTACTTCAATGGAATTGTATTCCAAAGTATTGATTTCTACAGCTTCATCGTTGTAAGCGCCACCTTCAGCAACTTCGTGAGCTTGCAATTCACCGATGATAGGTACTACTACAGTACCGTTAGTGTTACCAGCTTGAACTTTAGTGAAGAATGGGGAAATAACAGATTGAGTATCTTCAGCTTCGATCATTTTAGATTCGATGATACGAGGAACCAAATCAACTACGTCTGTTGTCATAATTGTTTCTTTGATGGAGAAATGTTTGTCGGACAAGTTTTGTTTATTTAACTTACCAACCATATCTTTCATCATATCATATTTTTTTACAGATTCTGTAATTTGTTCTGGAGACAAGCCTTCTTTTTTAGCAGTTTCAACCGCAGCAGAACGCTTTACATTAACATCTTCCAAAAATTCTTTAATATTAATAGCCATTATTATGCGTTACTCCTATTATTTTTGCAACAATACTTTAACTGCGCCTACACAGCCATCCCAATCCATAAATGTTGGAACACCTGCAAGACCTTCACGAGTATAAGAAACTTTCACGTCAACAGTTTCTTTAGGACCTGCTTTAATAATAGCGTCAGCTGCAGCACGATCTACAACTTTAAGACGAAGCAAGTTGTCTTCTGTATTATAGTGAACTACTTCGAATGCGTTAGCGATTAAACCACCTTTAACTACAGGAGTGTAAGCGGAACCGTTAATGGAGATTTGAAGTGTACCAGGTTTTACAAAACGATCTGGAACTTGGAAGTTGAAATCTAAGTATTCTTTACCAGCCTCAGCAGCATGCATTTGACCTACAAGAACGTCTTTAAGTTCAGTAGATGCAACATTGCGGCCATCAGTTAAGCCAGGAATACCGATATATTCATATTTAGCACCCATACGAGAATCGTAAATGTCCAATTTATTATTGGAAGCATTCATATTCAAGTCATGGTTGGAGTACAAGGAATTGTATTCGTAGTTATCCATGCCACGGAAATAAGCATAGTCTTCGTAAACATCTTCACCACGACGGTAAGAACGACCATAACCATCAGCTGCATATTGAGCCAATTCTTCTTGATCGCCAATAGCCCATTTCATCCATTTAGTGGAACCTTCAGGAACCAAGTTAGGATTTACTTCATGTACTTGACCGATAACTTGTTGACGTTCAAATTCAACTTCAGCAGGAGTCATAGCAGCAAGAAGAGTTTCGTCGGACAATGGAGATTTAACTACACGGCCGTTTTCATCAGATTTAACTAGGTCACCAGGCAAGAACGCACCGTAAGCAGAACCCCAAGGATTTTGTTCAGCTTTATCTTTGAACAAGAAGTGAGGCAATTCTACCATTACGTCAGTTTTAATAGCGCCAGGAGTCATGCCATTCCAAGCGTTTTCGTCACGAGTAGCTTCGTTACGGGACATAATACCGATAGGAACGTTACCAGCACGGTGAGCCATAGAAACTTTACCGTTTTCTTTCAAAAGACCAGTAACTTTATCTTTTTCTAAACCAGCATCAGTAGCCAAAGCACGAGAGCCTTTACCACCAGCAAATGGTTGATAGAAATCAGCAGTATAAGCAGCAGCGTTTACTGGAGTCCATTCAACGTCGATGTTTTCCAATGGTTGACCAGCACCTACAGGGGATACAAGACCTGTTGCAGCATTATAAGTATCGCCAGCTTTACGCAAACGAACAGGGGAACCGCCGTTAGCAAGTGTCAATACGTTTAAGAAGATTTCAGGATTTTCTTTTGCAGCTTTTACGTCAGGGTCTACAGCAACGATACGACCTTTTGGAATAACCAATTGGTTGTACATTTCAGCATAGTTATAACGGAAAGCAACTGGCAAACGAGAATCCAACCAGTAAGATACGTTAGAAGTGTCATGGTTTGCAGTGTTCAAGCGAACTTGAGTACGTGTTACACGACGTTCTTCATTATTGAAAGCTTTGAAACCAAGGCCTTTGAATACTTTACCGTTAGAACCAGTGGTGAAACGATTAGGGCCTTTACCAAGATCAAAATTAGGCATTGTTAATAGAGCTCCTTATTATTTAAAATATTTGTAAAGATCGGATAAGGATTCAGTTACTTCAACAGTTGGCTTAACCTCAGTTTTCTTTACAGGATCTTCGACTTTGGAAGTGGAAAGTTCAATTGTTTTAATTTTTTCTTCCAAGGATTCTTTTACAGCTGTTACGTTTTCTTGCAATGCTTTTTCGCTTTCAGAGCGCAAAGTTTCAAGACCTTCTTTAACAGTTTTTACAGAATCAATTGCTTCTTGCAATTCTTCTTTAGAAGATACAACAGCTTGAAGTTGTTCACGAACTTCATTTTTATAAGCTAAGAAATCAGAAGCCAAATTCTTATAATCTTTTTCTACTTGTTCTTTAGCTTCGATAAGCTCTTGAACTTTAGCAGACAATTCTTCGAATTTTTTATCTTCGGATTCTTTAACCTCAGTAGGTTCTTCAACTTGAGCTGGAGTTTCTTTTGTTTCTTCAGCAGGAGCTGGAGTTACTTCAGCAGATTCTTTTGCTTCGACTTCTGCTGGAATTACTTTAGGTTCTTTTTCCATGTGTTCTTTAACGACAATTTTATTGCCGTCATGTTCTCCTTCTAATGAGCTAATAGGAAGAACCGGTTCAATTTGAGCCGGCTCTGCATTATCATCATATACTTTAATATTCTTAGCATATGCATCAGATGGAACAATAACGTAAGAGAGTTCTTTAGGCTCTAATTTTTTAAAGTCCCAATAACACATCTCTCCGTCATATTTCGTTCCACGAGCATGCTCGCATAGACCGTCGTTCGCTAAATCTTGTCCACAAATAGAACAACGAACTTCGTCTCCTCGAGCGCCAATGCTTACAGTATCTAACAATCCGTTTTTAACTTCTTCTTGAGCATCCGGTGTTAAAATATCGGCAGTTAATACTAATGCTTTCGTACCAGGTAATCGTTGAGATTCCTTAATTTCAGCATTAATAACACGACCAATTGTTTCACCGTCTTCATCGTTGTGATGTTTAATAACAGGAATGTTATAAGGATAAGTCCATTTATGCAACGACTCTCTCATAGCAGATTCGTAATAACGTGTATCATTACGAGTAGCATACGGATAAAAATGTAATGCTTCTATCTCTACTTTTAATCCTTTAGCTTTAACGTTGTTAGATAAAGAATGAGAGTGTGCGACTGCGGACTCTTTCACGTCTACAGGATTAAACCCAAGATATTCACGGAATTCCATGTTTATCCTTTCATAATCGGTTTAATTGAGCACTTACAATATGGAGTGTAAGCTGGAATATCTTCGATAGTAATCTTATCGATATCGAAATGGGTCATGCGGCCATTTTGATGATCGCTATTCTCGAACTGAATTTCGATTGTTTTTACATGGTCGGCTTTACATTGTTGAACGTAATTCCACCAGTAAGCTTTCTTTGTGAGATAATCACATAAGAAGCGTAATCGATATTCTGTTTTAGAAAGTTGATTATCGATGTATATTTTATCTTTATTGTTTTTTGTCGCAGATTTTAAATCTTCGACTATCTTATTAATTTTTTTTGAAGAATAGTCTTCAAATGAATCGACTATCGGATCAATTATCTTTCCATTAGTTTTATTGTTCGCATGTGAATCGTTAACACCACGCCTTGCAAACTCTGTCAAATGTTTATTTAACTTTTTTGAGAGCTCGGTAACTACAGGCTTTGTAGAGCCACGACTCGCCAATATATTACCTAGTCGACTGTAACTTGCGTGTATATCGCTAAAATTTTTCTTATAATCTTTAATATTGTCTTCCATAGATTCCTTCATTACGAACTCTTTCGCAATCGGATTGTCTTGGATTGTATTTTGATTTTGAGGATTTGCATCGTTAGAGAAGTATTTATTCGGAGTCGATTGTTTCTTTTTTCCGTTAAAACTACGCTCATCTAAACCGTCATTACTTGTTTGTTGAGTAGATTGTAACTGCATTGTTTCTTTGGACGTTTTAATAGATGCGTCTGCTTGTGCATCGATTTGTTCTAATTGAGATTCCAATGTAACTTTAAATGCATACATATCTGTTTCAGATACTTCATTATCGAAGCCAAGTTCACGACGAGCTTCTTCAAGAGTAATAACGTTACCTTGATATTTTTGAATCGTATGAGATTCAACTTTAATTTTTGTATCGATCGATACTTCGTTAAAGTCGAAGAATACATAATCGTCTTTATTAGTTAATGGATTAAATCCACCTTCTAATAATAATTCGGTGAATAAATATTTTTCGATGAAAGAAGAAATTACGTTCTGGAATGCTTTTACTTCGTCATGCATTAATGCTTCCGTATTATCGGCTGAGGATTGTCCACCACCTCGACCCATAGAAGATTTTGAAGCATTGAGACCAGTAAAGATACGTTGTTCCATATATGATAAAAAGTTTAACAAATCATTAGCTTTCATATCAGGGGTAACAGAACTAATCGTCGTTCTTTCATTCGTTACGATAAAGCCATCATTCGGCATATCTTGAAAAGCATTTCTTGCGTCGTCAATTTCTTTTTGAGTAGCATATTGACCTTCGGCAATATTACCTACTTTTATATGCAAAATAGGAGTGGCGAAACGATATAATATCGTCATAACCAATCCTTCAGCTTTCCGCAACATGGATGCATCTTCGAGAACGGTAAACATTCTAGAAGTACCATATTCGGCATTATTCATTTTATCGATATACAGATGAATTACATCGTTCGGAGAGTATTCTTCTCCATCGATTAGATAATGATCAATTCTTCCATCGTCTCCTCGTTGTATTGTTACACTACAAGGATCCGCTAAGAAAAGTCCAGAGATCGCTCCGCCTTTAAAAATTTGATCTGCTTTAATTCCAAATTTTTGCGTATCATTATCTCTAGTCTTTATTATATACGAATTTGAGAAAGTATACAAGTCTTTAGCAATAGAAGTTACTAAAACATAAAAAGGAATTTTAGAACGAAATTCTATAATACGCAATCTATCATTAATATAATCAGATGCGGCTTCATTTTTAGACTTAATCTGATACCCGGCTTTAGTAATAAGCTGGGAGAATTTTCTAATTGCTACCGATAAATATGAGTCGGTAAGAATTGCATTTTTAATTCTTTCTAAATCGTATGTACGAGAACCTGGGTTAGTTCCTCGTCGATTAAATTGGCCGAAGGCTATAGCCTTGGCCTTAATAAGATTCTCTTTGACTGTGCTAACTGCTTTGCCAATAATAGAATCTTTTTTCTTTTTTGGCTGTTCAGCCTCATAGAAATCTGATATATTCATTTACTTTCCTTGTAATGAAATAAATCCAGCATAATTTGTCCATCCGCCCATTTCGTGGAAATCACTACCATGAACGCCTTGGTTTTGTGAAGATGAGTTGCCATAATAGCCGCCTTGTCCATCGGCAATAACGACATGGTTATAACCTTCGGCATCATTATGATATACTATTATATCACCTTTTGCCGGTGTTCCGCTAGTCACATGTTGTAATCCGGCAGCTCTAGCATTTTGCATCAATACGTCGACATTAACGGTTCCTTTCGATAATTCATCTGCTAAGAATTTAGAGAAATAAGAACCGAACTTAGTTGCAAATTCTACGCAGCCAACTGATCCATTTGTCATAGTAGAACCGACCAAACCAGATGCAACTGCTTTCGTAAAGTCTGTATCGATGACTCCAGTACCTCCGCTACCATTTATAATTCTATCAGATAATGAACCAGGTTTCAAGTTACCATAATTACCGGTACTAGACAAACCGTTAGCACCAATCTTACCAGGTTCAGGAACCAAATTATTTAAATAGAATACTGGATCTGGTTTAGGAGTTTTTTCAAATGGATTAATACCGTTATTAATTAAAACGCCTTTAGCAAATGCACTATTGACAGTTAAATCAAATACGTCTTTTGTTAATTCTGTCGACGACATCAATAATTTATTATATTGATATACACTATTAACATACTTCTGATCGTATACAGCACGATTCTCTCGTAAGAAATCATTTTCGTATTGACTTAACATTGTCGGACAATACGATAAAAATTCATGATTATAATATTCTTGACGAGTTTGCGCAGCCGCTTCAATTGCTCTCATGAATTTAATTAATTCGTCGGCTCCATATAGCTTAGCCATCATCTTTGTCTTTTCACGAATCATTAAATCGTTACGAACAATACTATCATGTGCTACTTTGCATTTCTTACCAGACACAGTTTTAACGGCTAAACCATCAAATACTAATAATAAAATAGTTAAATCTTCAGCTCCACATAATTGTACGGCATGAAACATTTTAGATAAATAATCTTGAAGATAATCTTTCAACTTATCGATCCAATGTTTTTTAATGCGAACCAAATTACTCTTTGTCCACCGGTATACAAGCTTATCGATTTTTTCAGATGGTTCTTGAGGGATATCGATAATCGGAACATCGGGAAACCCGAACTCATCGTCATGATTAGGTTCAGGTTTTGGAGCAATTGGTTTAGGCGTCTCAGGAACTTTAGGTTCGACTGGAATAAACTGTTCAGGATTTTCCGGTTCTGGAGGATATGGAGTTTCTGGATCTGGAGGATCGATACGAACAATCGTATCGGTCGTAATTGTTACAATCATCGTCTCGATAATTGGCCTAATTTGAATCGGAAAGTATGGTAATAAGTTATATACCGTTTTTAAATCGGATAACAATTCATCGATTTCGCTCTTTTTAACTTCTTCGATCGGTGTCCAAGGAATAGGATCCTTGAACACTCTAGAAGGAGTTTTCTCAAAAGTAGCATTACTTTCATAATGTCGTTTAGGTTGTATATCGGGACGATAAATAATTTTATTATTGTCTTCCATATTTTCCTAAAATAATGTACGACTAAATTTATTTCGTGTATGAGATAATCTTCTTGATGGGCGATCGAACGATTCGCCAGGGGCTAACTTACGCCAAGCCTCATCAGAAGATTCATACTCTTTCTTTTTATCTTCCCATGGATTATCTAAATCTCGTTTTTCATATGTCGGTAATACTGTACTTCTATTAATAGAGTATACAATATCGTGAGACGCTTTTTTAACGAGTTTAGTTAATTCAGGAAAATGTTCTACGAATGCTAAATAAGCAAGTCCTAATGCATCGACAAAGTGTTCGTTATTACTATTGTAAACTGGAACACCGGCCGCCGTAATCTTTTCGACACGATAGTCGATTAATTGTTTAAAGATTACATTATCATAAGGACTCATAATTAAGTTACCACGTTCGATAAGAATAGCCAATTGATTCACCATAAATGGCTTTAAATGTTTCTTCTCGAGAACGCCGGTAACAGGATCTTGTACGTCAATCTTTTCGGAGAACATCCAACCTTTAACTTTTTTATCGAGTCCGGTTTCAGGATGTTGCTTACCGTAAATCTTTAAAGATTCCATCTGATATTCCACGTTGTTATCCTAAGAGCTTTTTATCTTTTAGTTCTTATAGTTTCCTATAAGGTCGGCATACTTTTTCATGTTAAATAATGTGAATACACGGTGCGGGCTCTTGGCAAGATTATATCTCTTCACTTGCTATGCTCTGCCCCTGACTTATTTAAAATAAGCCTTCGGTTCGAGTTACCATATTAATTGTTTAACTTAGGCTTCTCGCTTAATACCGCACTACATTTATATTATATAATTCACTTATAATATAACGGGCAAATATTTACCAGAACCGCGATCTATATAAATATAGCTAGGATTATAAATAGCATTCATATCTATAATCTTTTTCACGGCTTTATCAAATGTAAACTCTGAAGATTCGATTTCAGTACGATTAATAATTCTAAATTTATTAAATGAAGGATCATACTCTAACACCAGAATAGATGTTGGAGCTTGTGCTTTATCCCAGTCCACGCCTATAGTTCTAAATGGATTGGGAGTATATGTCCTTCTTCCAGGAGGAAGTATATGAACTTTTTTTACGTTAGAATCATCTAAGTCCGGCCAAACCGGTTTATAAAATTCTTTATCAAAATAAGTATAATTATCTATTCGAGTGGATTCTTCTAATTTATCTTTATCGAATACGCCAGCTTCTTCGACACCGAACTCTGCTAATACTTCGTGTGCATACGCATTTTGGTCGTATGTATTTCTAAATTCTTCTTCCATCGCATCTGACCACATAGGATTATGTTGTGTCGGGTGGTAATGCTCAGTAACAGTTTTGTTGCGATTGTGATCGCTACTCACAACCTTCTATATATTACTATATAGCTCAGACTATATCATTATCCTTTTAGGATATCTTCCGCTTCGGATCGCTTGACCCTACTCCTCATACGAGGATAGTCGTTGAACGTTTCTTTAAAAAAATAAAGATTTCGCTGCTGATTACCCTCAAGGGTATTCCAGCAGTTCAAAAGATTTTCATTTATTAATTACTTAATAATGGGGCCTTTTTAACCCAAGAGATTTATTGGTACAAATTTCAAAGAATTTAGAACGTTTACCAGTCGGCGTAGAAGAACATGTTAATCCGATCGTATCACGTTCCATACAAAGAGCGTATACAGTATCGAAGTCGCCTTCGCCTAAATAATCCATTTCCATTTATGTTCATATTGATTCGCTACATCAATACCGTTAATTTAATAACTGCTCAATATTACTATTGAGATCAGACTATATCATCTATGTTACCTACTTCCATCGTCAATCGCTTACGATGTACTCCCATTGCGGGATAGTCGTTGAACGTCTCTTATTAAAAAAATAAGATTTCGCTGCTGATTATCCTTACGGATTTTCCAGCAATTCAAGTAATTTATACTGGACCAAATGTTAATCCAGTGAAATCCAATCAGCTCTCCACCCCCGAATAGAGGCGGCGCTCATGCCGGAATTTGCACCTGTCGTAAAACCGACAATTTTAGATCCGTTTGAAAATTCAAACAGATATGGATTTGTTGTTGCTCTCGTTACTTCTCGTTTAATAAGAGCAGAACTATCTATCTTTTGACGAATATTATCGAAGATCATTCGAATCTGTGATTGATATGGTGTTACAAACATATGTATAAAATTCTTACGTGTAAAAACGTTATATAATGCTTCCACTACCATCGTTTCTGTTTTACCGGTATTATGTGAAATAATATCGTTAGCTATAAAATTATGGTAGAGTGGCACCGATACATCGTATGTTTGTTGTTCGCCGAGATATTCGATCGATACAATCGGATCCCAGAAGATATCGCCATTAAGAATATCTTCGACAGACTCAAAGCCTAAATGTTCGGCGAGTTCTTTCGCTTCAGCTTTATTAATTGTCTTAGATTCTAAATATTCTTCGACCGTTAATCTTCCTGTTTTTAAATATTCAAAATTAGTTTTACCTAATTCATGATATTTTAAATAAGATAAAAACATCTTATTGAGTTTATCAGTCATCGGTTGGAACTTATATGAATAATAAACAGAAAACATATTCTTATGGGAATGATTTTTAATTCGATTATATTTTTTCTTATCGACAAATCCCAAAAAATAAGAATTTCGTTCTTTAACGATCTTTACGACAATACCGAATCGCATTAATAAGTGCGCCAGCTGATATGCAAGTTCACCAGATTCGGAAGAATATAATCGATTAATCGGAACTTCGTCCTCTTCCTTATATGCATCTTTAATTAATTCAGATACAAAGATTGACATCGATTCTTTATTTAAAGAAAATATTTCTTTAGGAATTGATTTATCAGATGAAGTATCTTTATTTAACTTCTGAGCCATTAATCTCAATTCTGATTCTTCGATAGATTCAGAACCAAAATAATTAAGATGCATCGGAATAGCGATATTGTCTCCGATCGTTAAATCTTTTAATTCTAGCCATCCTAATTCTGTTAAGAATGGATGGTTATCAGTAGCATCAAATGTTCGACCAGTATTAGTCGTTATACGATATACAGGTTGAATACCGTTATCATATACTTTAGCATTCGGTGCTATTTCAATTTGATAATCATCGTCGAGGGCTAAGACATTAAATTCTTTATCCTCGTCGAATAATTGTTTTATAGTTTTAAATAATCCAGTTTCTGGATCTTGTATTTTAAGATTACCAGTTACACAACGACGACCACATCGAAATACTTTACGAAGACTTCGGTCACGAAGCATTTCGGCTTGATACCAACGTGGTGTCCAGGGGGCATATCTATCTAAATCGATATTATAAATTTGGATAAATGATTTAGCCCACATAACTGGATCTCGTTTAATTACGACTAGCTTTCCTTTTTCATCGAGTTTAGTAAAATCAAGTCTTACTAAATCTTCCAAAGGCATTGCCATAAGTTCTTTTACAGAATAATCTTTTTCTTGTTTCATGATTTTTATTTGTGGAATGCTTTACCTTCTTGTCCCATCATAGTCGTTTGTAAACTATATTGAGACTGTTGAGCCAAGGCCATTCCTGCCTGTCTCATAGTTGCATATTGTTGAGAGTTAACTGGTTGTGTCCAAGAGAACGGGCGATAACTTTGTTGCATTTGTTGTCGACCTTGTTGTGCTAAATCGTTAGCAATGCCGACTAAAGCAGGGCCACCATAATAAGCTGCTTGAACTGCCATGCCGGCTAATGGACCTAATAATAAATCGGTACCCATACTAAAAGCAGCATCTTGCATTGCACTTGCTTTAGTGCCACCTTCATCGAGCGTATCGTTATAAGTCCATACGGCATTTGCAGTAGCTAAGCCAGCATTAATTTTATTATCCCAAATTAAATTGCCAGCTGTGCCCATGCTTTTAGTCGCATTACCGACATGTCCGACAGCAGATTTTACATTGCCAGTTAATCCTCTTAAAATATTTAAACCTGCCATTATAATGTACCTGGTGCTTTAATATTGTTACGTCTTAATGCAAAATTGATATCGCCAGATGCACCCATATTGTCGAATGCATTTTGTGGTGTTAAACCAGAACTAGCCGATACAACAGGATTAACGGTGCCAACCGATGCAATATTCGCTGTCGAAGTCGGTTCCATAGCAGCATCGATCGTATTATTAACAGCACCTAATGCAGCAGCACCGCCTAATATAGTTGCTCCATAGCCTGTTAATTTATATCGATCTGGAATAGAATAATTATCGGGATTAGTACTAACAAATTTTTGATTTACTTTAAAATAATCGTTAGCACCATCTTTAATTGCTGGAACAGTATTTCGCATCGGACGATATGAAGAGCTATATGCTTCGACTTCTTCTTTAGAATATTGGCTGCCCATATCACCGAAGATTTCTTTTTGCTTATCTACTTTAGCAACTTGTTTTTCGACATAATTATTTGCTTTTCTCGTGATTGTATCATCAGTTTTTCTAGCTATATAACCAGCACCTTCGATAACTTTTTCACCGGCACTTTTAATACCTTTTGCTATTCCTTTAAGCATAATTAAATACCTGGAATACCGATAATATTAAATTCGCCGTTTTTATCACGGTACAAACCGCCACCAGTAGCAACACGATAAGCAACACTACCTGCAACAACGCCTTGAACACCTAAACGTGTCATATCATATTTAGCATTGTCTTTATAAAATGCAGACAATTCTTCTTTAGCAGCTTTAACTACTTCTTTATCTTCACTGCTCATACGTTGAGCAAATTCTGGCGACATAAATTGATTATCGAACATAGCTCTAGACTCTTTATTTAAATAAGAGTATTGTAAGGCCTGAGTTGTATCGAGACCGATCATTCTACTCTTGGCCATTTGACCTAATGTATAATTAGGACTAGCAATTCTTTCAATGGAGCCAATTTGATCTAAACCATCATTTATGATTTTCATACCTGTTGCAAATGCTTCAGAACCAGTCTTGCCCACTTCTTTAGCAATAGTATTAGACCCATTAAAAGCTAATTTGCCGACTTCCATTGTTTTACTGATATTACCAGTAATAAGCTCTAAAGCATTATTCAGTTTCGCCATAAGCGCTTAACCTCGAATTTCTTTCTTCCTCGATTTGATCTTGTGATAAGAAGAAATCAGGATCATTAAGACTATTAATGAGGGCAGTGTCATGATTTGCATCGTCGACATTATTACGAATTTTATCTTTTCTAGTTGCAGCTAATAACTCAAATACTTTATCGCGTTTTTGTACGAGAGTCGTATATAATTCAATGCCTTTAGAAATCATTGGTTGAGTTATTTCTTGACCAGTTTCGGTTACGTTCGTAACGACATCGATAACAGGATCATAATCTTTATTATTAATATATTGCATTGCCCGTGAAATCAGGAGGTCTAATGTAATTAATTCGTGAACAAGAACATTATCGGTATAAGACGATTCATCGAGATTAAATTCTTTTTGGTATTGCATAAATTTCTGAGCAATTAAAGTCGTTTCGCAAATACATGGTTCGCCGACTTTAACGAGGCCTGCTTTATGTAACGGGTCATTTTTATAAATACAATTTTCGCCTTTACATAAGATAGGCATCTTAGCATAGATCGCATGATCGGTTGCTAACATATGCATAGCTTTATCGAAGATGATTTTACCTTCTTCGCTATAGCCCCAAGAATTATAATCTTGAACAAACTTATCCATCTGCTCAATAAGTTCTTGTTTTCTATTAGAAAGTTCTTTTTTTGACATAAGGAATATCCCTGTTACTTAAATTATAAATATTTATAATAAGATTTGTAAAACCTCGCGGTTTCTACTTACTGCTTCATAGTACATGCTTTTGTAATTTATAAAATTAAATATACTACTTACATTTTTTTATGCACTCCACAGTCGTCAGTTTCCGACTAACCATCGGTACATATTAATTAATAGATGGTCTTTATTTACAGAAGTCCCTCCTAATGCTCTATATTACCAGCATTACGAACTTTCTTGATTCTTTCCATAATATCGTCGACAGTAATTTCTAAATTTTCTTCTTCACGATCGACAGATTTAATAGGTTTAGACTTATCTGGTTCTGGTTCGCCTTGGTTTTTCCAGTCGACCCAAGCAGCCATTTTGTCGGCAAGATCCTTAGCATAAACTGCTTTATTATATAAATTATAATAGATATGCATTAATGCTTCGATCTTTAATGGCTCCATAGCATCTTTAATGAAACCATAAATATTTTCTTCGACTTCGTTATCGAAAGATAAATCAGCTTCTGTCCATACTGGAGTACCATCGTTTTCATAATGCAATTCAGTAATAACGACTTCATGAGTTTTCTTATCTTCGTCAGAAGCAATTTGATTGTTTTCGTTTAAAGTAAGAATTTCGTCTTCGTCAAAGATATTATTAGCGCCGAATTGAGGAATGTTAAATAAGCCATACGGTTCATACGCATCTTTTACTGATTGTAAATATGGACCAAATTCTTCTGTTTCAATAAACTCTTCATCGAAGAATGGAGTATCGAGCTTAAATTTATGAAGTTCGTTCATAAAGAATAATACAAAGTTTAACTTATACATGTTAAGATCTTTGTAATCTGTGCAAGCACGTTTACATGCTTTAGTAAGATTGTTAATCATTTATTAGCCTTTCTTAAGACAGCAAAAAAGACGACATAATTTTCAATACATCGTCTTAATTAAGCATTATTAAATTCCAGTACTGCCAATACCGCCGATGCGTTCACCGTCTGCATCATCGTCATCCGTAATTAAAAATTTGTGGAATACGCCTTGAGCGACACATTCACCTTTTTTAATATGAACGACGTCGTCATTATGAGATAACAAACCTAATGAGATTTCACCTTCATTAGTTTCGTTGTTATAGAAGTCGCTATCGATAACAGCAACGCTATTAATCATACGTACGCCACGTTTAAATGCGGCAGAAGAACGAATATGAAGATATAATACTTCATCGTCTTCCATAGCTGCTTTAATACCGGTCGGCAATACATACAACTTATTGGGATATAATTTAATGTCTTCGATAGCAAAGAAATCATAACCTGCAGATTTCTTAGTCTTACGTTTAGGAAGTTTTACTTCCATATCCTTACATCGAGATACTACTTCAAATTTTCTCATCTTTATTTACCTGCAATTTTGTCTACTTCTCTAGAAATCTCGTTCATTAGCAAAGTTAATTCACTAACGGCAAATTCTTTTGAAATGCATCCGTTATTATACAACAATGCATATGCCTTAACATGATCGTAAGATAAGTCAGAACAGAATTGGTCGACAATCTTTTTATTTGGCCAATCTGTATCTAAGACACTATATACAATCTTATCTTTAGGATCATCCAAAAAAATTAAGATTTCGTCAGGAGAATACGCTACGTATTTCTTCATTCGATTTCCTTTCGCTAATTAAAATATATGTTGTAATTATATCTTAATTATACACGATATTTTGATTGTAAGCAAATAGAGGGGAGAAAGGGAGGGAACGGTGCCGCGAAAGCGGTGCCGGATCCTCCCAAGTGACTGAACATTAGTGTTCTACTTTAGATTCCAATAATCTTTTCGGAATGCATTCTTCTGATAAAACAATCTTTTGTTTACCATCTTTAACATATTGAATCTCGATAGCCGTATTATAGATATCGACAAGGCCTATGAAGACAGCTGGTTTTTTGCCATGCAAAATAATTTCACCAGGTTGTACCTCATTCCAATTTGTTTTCATTATCTTCCTCATAACTTATTGTATAAGAACACTAATATATAAATTAAAGTGACGACAATAAAAGTATAAAATACTGTTATTAGTTGATCGTCAAATATATTATATTGTGCTTCTACTATCTGAGACAAACTAATAGCCAAAGATAATACAAATAAGTAGTCTTTCATATTAACAAGTAGTTAAATAATTATCGAGCTCCTCAATAGTATTTAGTTCGACTTGTTCATTAATGCCGTCGAAAGCTAAAATAATATCCTGATAAATATCGAAGTACCAAGTGTTATTATCCTTACTAGCAATAACACGAGTACAATGACCTTTTTCAGAAATAATTGGAAACTCAAAATGTTCGATAATTTTATTTAAAGCTAAATCCATTATTTAAATTCTCTTTCTTAAATAATGTATGCATACCGTGGGCCCATATCTCAATGTATATCTCGACTCATTATACCGATATGCATACAGTCTTTTATATTACATAAATTCTTCGTATTCATCAATAGTAATTTTATTATCTTTATATGTTACTTTCCATATATTTTGATTAGAAGATCCTCTAAACTTAAGAGATGGATCTTTTAATTCATCGATAAATTTACCATCGACTAAAGCATCGACTCGTTTTAATAGTTCTACTTTTTTAGGATCCATTATAATCTGATCGATCGTATATCCAGAATAACACCAAATATTTTTATTCTTAAACCATTCTTGATCTTTTAAGTATTTATCGATAAAAGATACAAGACCGTCGACATTTTCAAATGGTTCCCCACCTAATAATGTTAATCCAGATACTTGAGGATGTTTTAAATAATTAACGAGTCTATGTGCCGCCACATCATCGAATAATTCACCGGCTTCGTGATCCCAATATTCTTGATTAAAGCAATTAAAGCAATGATGAGAACATCCTGTTACAAACAATGTAGCTCGAATACCGGGGCCATTTGCAATATCGTATTCACGAATTTGTCCGTAATTCATTATTTTTCAACTACTTTCAATAATCCATTTTCGCTTCGTACAGAAATGTGCGGAACTTCGTAAATTTTAGCCGTATGATGTTCGATAATACAGCCACGATATTGATTCCAATCATCTAAAAATACTGCTAAATCGGCGTTCGCTAACATCTTAATAGAATCGCCTAAAGCTACCAAAGGTTCTTTACTTTTATTTTTAGGAGAGTAACTTTCAATAATTTCAATGTTCGTAGAGTCAAGATACTTAGTTAAAAATTCTTGTACTTCACGAATACTGCTTAAAATTTCTTCGTGTGTTTTACCGCGCATTGGCTGAGATAAAAATACTTTCATTGTTAAGTCTCCTATCGAATAATATGCTGTTCGTTAATTAAAATCATATCTTCACTTATTAAGTTTTTATTAATATATTCTTGGCGTTTTTCTTCGGCTTTTTCTAAAGATTGAAATACGCCCAGCACAGAATTATCATAATCATCAGAATAAGTAAATAGTATATAAACCGTATCAACCATATTTACCTTTTTATATAAATTGCTGATTTCAATTTCTAAATCTTCCATGATATCAAGATAATCGTCATCAGGAGCATAACCAGAAACTTCTTTATCTAATCTTTCAAGTTCTAATAAGATAGACATCTTATTATTGTATAAAGGATCTTTTTTGTCTAATATATTTATCATAAATTATCACTCATTAAAATCATTAATGTAACAAGTTTTTACATAAATCTGATCTTCGGTATACCCATCTTCCAAAAAGTTTTGATATTCTTCACGAATATTATCTTCGTTATACCAAAGAGATTCGATTTTATCGTCGACCATTAGAATAAATACTTTTTCAGGGTTGTTCATTTAGCACACCACATTCCTTAACTTTTCTCAATACTTCCTTAGCGATCACATCGATATCACGAATCACTTTATGGTCGGCACAATTAATCGTAATTGCACTATACCGACTAGATATTTTCTGATATGCGTGATCGACTTTTTTTAAATACTCGATATCGTTTTCATGAATATCGCCAGTATTACCACCTGTCTTGCCAGTACGTTCTGCAAGTAAGTTTAAACGGATTCTAATAGGAAGGCGTAACATAATCAATAAATCCGGTTTAGGCAATTCTAATAATCGATATTCAAAATTTTCAAGCCATTGTAAGAACTGATCTTGAGCAGTTGCTTTTTCATATCTTACTACTTGATATAATTCATTAGATGTTGTATAACGATCACAAATAAGAATTGCGTCGTCTTGATCTAATAAACTATTATATTTGGTTTGAAATGCTGCATAGCGATCCATCGCAAAGAAAAGGGAGGCAATTTTAGGATTAATCGCACCATTCTCGCCAAATGTTCCATCAAGATAAGATTTAACAAATACTGAATAATCAGATTCGTAATCAGGAAAACTAATTAAATGAACATTATAGTTTTCTTCTTTTAAAGATTCATATAATTTTTTGGCCTGTGTTGCCTTACCACAACCATCGCCACCATCAATAACTATTAATTTCATATAGTAATCCTTTTAATAATATAAAAGGCTCCCAATGGAGCCTTTATTTAAAACAAGAAATTAAAACTATCTTTTACAAGACTAGTTTCGTCTAAATTATAATCAGCTTCTTCTGAGTTGTCTGTAATAAGACCGCCACACATACCGATTAAATCTTCTAACATTAATCGATTGTCGATTGTAGAATTAATAGCAGATGCAATATTATCCATTACTGTATCGTATTTAGAAACACTACGATCACCTAATCGACTGCTATAGAAGATAAAATCTTTTTTACCTGTTTCATCAGATCGAACAAAGCCTAACATCATTTCATCATCTTCGATAACAAAATCTTTAATATACAAAGTATTAGAATTAATATCTAAGATAGATTCTTTATTTAATACTTTATCGTCGTTAAACCAATTAAAGAATAAATTTGTCGTTACATTATCTGCCGATGTGTAATTATTAATAGTAATAACTGCGATATCGTTAACAAATTGATCTTTAAAGTAAATAGCTTCTGCACCACCGTTAGGTAATGGGGCATTAGTAACGTCGCCAGTATGAGTAGCAACAGAATTTCTTAAATCACAATTCCATCCAATATGAATATTTTTAGATTCAGCATGTAAATCTAAATCGACACGATTGTTAGGTAAATTAAACCAATGAATACCGAAAGAGAAATTATCGGTTGCACTAATTTTAGAACACATTGGAATGTTGCCAATGAAGTTCTTTTCAGATGTGGGTACTGCATATTGAACATATTTAGATAATAAAAATTTCTTGCCTTCGACTTTGTCTTTGAGATCTTCTCTAATAGAATTAGCAATAAGAACTAAACGACGGGCTATCACAGATGGATATTTCGTTTCTTTAGATTCTTTAACGAATATTTTACCGTTACGAATATTATATAATTTATATTCGGACGGTGTTAATTCATTAAGAAGATAATTATATAAAGAGATTTTCTTAAATACAGTAACCTTCTTAAGTTCTTTAATAACATCTTTATCCAAGACAAATGGACTAGCAATATTATCTAATGGTAATTGCTTACAAGGAACATTTAATGTCTTTGCTAACTTAGATGCTTTGTTGATAATTTTAGCATTTGTTCTACTATCTTTTTTCAATAAGATCCAGAAGTCGCGATAACGATTAAATGTTTTAGCGATTTCTTCGATGCCATGTTCTTTAACGAAATTATACAAAATATCATAACTATCATAAGTTAAAGTAGAATGAAAACTAAATTCTTGTTTCATTCTATCATTACTGATAAATAAAGTATTACCAGTTTTCTTATAATAGATATAACGAATTAATTCTACGGCATTATTTGGAGTATAATAACCAGCATCGATAAGATACGCTTTAATTTCTTTATTTTTAAAATCTTCGATAGTAAATCTATCGACATAAGACGGAATAATTTCCATTAACAAATTAATGGTTTCTTGTTTTAAAGCAATACCGGACACAAGACCTTTAACTTTCTCTACTAATTCATCGACTGTAATAGGATAAATAATAGTAAATTTAATAGGATCTTGGTCGTTATCTAAACCGACATATTCATTTGGTAAATATGTAGATTCTTTGTCGACAGGAATATTACCAAAAGAACTTCCGTCTTCTTGATGAGAGAATACAGATAGATAATGTAATATTTGATGCAATCTTAGTTCATCTAAGTCCATAATATCGACAGCTTTAACAGACCGATGCAGTGTCGATCTATTAATTTGATCGATATATTGATTACCATAACAGCTTACTAATGTATTACTATCATTAGCTGTTAAATAATCGGCGGCTTCGTCGACAACGTAAACGCCGCTTTTAAATAACTTACCTCTTTTAACAGGATTAATTCCGTCTTCGATTAAGATTCGCTTAAACAACTTAATAATTGCATTACGCTTGTTTTGATTGATCATATCTGCATTTCCTCCATATAAAACAAAATGATGGCCGTGGCAAACAAAACCATAAAAGATTTCATTTGTCACGACCACCATTCTTAATGATCATTGTCGGCGAGAAGTATCTTTTTATTCCAATATCATTTTAACAAGGAACTTCTTTATGCCGACGTTAATAATAATAATTAGACGAAGAGTAAGTATCTTCACTATTAATGCTTGTTTTAAGGAACTCTTTTATGCCTAAATTAATTATATTATATTTAATAGTTAAATGCAACTATTAATTTTAAATATGGAGTACTCTAGATTGAATTTCCTTAGTTCGTCCTTCGTTCCAGAAATTGTCTCCTAAATCCTTACTACCGTCGGTTTCCCGATATTTTTTAGCGGAGTAGACTATACCTTAAATATCATTACTTAATCCAGAATAAAATCTGCCATTAGATTCATTCCTACACAAATGGCCTAAATTCATAGAATGTTGATTGTTTTCTTTTGATGTACACCATTCTAAATTATCGACATGATTATTAGAACGATTTGTATCAATATGATTAACAAATCTTTTATTTTCTGGATTTGGGATAAAAGCTAAAGCTACAAGTCTATGAATATACATATCGACTCTTTTATAATCAGAGTCTCTTCTCATATATACTCTTAAATACCCATTAGGTAATGGTCTTGGCGTTAATCTATGTTTTTCTTTTCTTCTGATTTTATCTTTAGATCTTGAAACAATATCAGACCAAACAGTACCATTATCTTCTATATAATAACCTGTAAAATTTTCAATTTCTTTTATCATAATAATATCCTCACCATGGTAGTCGTTGAGGGTTATTCTTATATAGTATAAGAAGCTTCCCTGCGGATTATCCAATAATTAACCTTTTTACTATACCTGAGTAATTACTTCAGCCATTATTATATCACTACAATAATTTAGTAGTCAATTCTCTAAGGACGTTCCCGCATATAGATGATTTAACGCGAACCTTTATATTAATCCGCATGTGCGGCGGCAGACCTCGAGCTTACTATGATCTTTATTGCCACATTTAGGACATACCCAATCGCCATGCCCATCAGCAATAATCTCACCTTCGAATCCGCATTTATGACAATAATCTGATTTAGTATTAAATTCTGCATAAATAATATTATCATAACAGAACTTAATAATACTTAATACTGCTTCTGTGTTGTTTTGCATAGAAGGCATTTCAATATAACTTAAGCATCCGCCAGTTGAAATTTCTTGGAATGGTGCTTCGAATTTTAATTTATCAAAAGCATTAATTTCTTCTCTCGTATCTACGTGGAACGAGTTCACATAAAAGCCTTTATCAGTCACATCTTTAATTTCGCCAAACCGTTCGCGATCTGCTTTACAGAAATTATGAGTTAAGCTTTCACCAGGAGATCCATATAAACCAAATCCAATATTATATTCTTTATTCCATTGGTTACATTTATCTTTCATAAATGCAAGTATTCTAGTAATGAGATCTGGATGTTTAGTATGAGATTCGCCTGTTAATAAAATAGATACTTCATAGATACCCATATAACCTAATGATGCAGTGCTATAACCATCAGAAATATATTTATCGATAACTTCGCCTGGTTTTAATCTAGCCAATGCACCATCTTGCCAATGAATAGGAGAAATATCAGATGTCGTACCTAACAGACGATCATGTCTAAAGATTAATGCTTTTTTGCATAATTCTAAACGTTCTTCTAATAATTTAAAGAATGCTTGTTCTTTATCTTCTGCATCTCGTACTAATATAGCAATTTGCGGAAGATTGATTGAAACGACGCCAATATTTTCACGGCCGTCCCATTTGTATTTACCTGTTTCAGGATCTTTCCAATTAGAAAGGAAGCTCCTGCAGCCCATGCAAGTAAATACTTCTCCGTCATGTACTTCTTTTAATTTCTTAGCAGAAATATAATCAGGATACATTCTTTTAGCTGTACATTTAGCAGCTAATTCAGTTAAATAATAATACTTAGAATCCTCATGGATATTATGTTCATCTAAACAATAAATTAATTTAGGGAAGCTTGGCGTAACATAAATGCCGTCTGCATTTTTTACACCTTTAATACGTTGTTTTAATACTTCTTCACAAATTAAAGCAGCGTAATCAGCATATTCACCATCTGGATTAAAATTTAAAAACAAAGTGACGAACGGAGCTTGCGTAGCCGTTCTCTACGTAGACTATATCTTCATCCTATTAATATAGGATGGGCGGCACTTCCATACAAGGAATTTCACCTTATATGTACGGACTTCATCTTCT